TACATTATAATTAGCTTTATTCATTTTGAGTTGCTTAGGTAGCTTTAGTAATTGAAACAAAGTTTTAGCATCAATACCGCCTGTATTATCTTCTCTGTATTGCCTGTAATCTCCTATAGCTTTAGCATTTTTATAACTTTTTGAATAGTCCATAATTATTTCCTATTAATTGCCCTGTATGTAAATGATATATCTGAAAGTTCAAACCCTTCGATACCATCAGAATCAGAGTCTTTTACATACTCTATTTTAATTGCGATTGTTCTACCTTTAGTGTTGTCTGGAAAACGAAAGGAAGCTGTTTGAATTTTATTATTTGTTCTTAATAGCTTATTATCTGAAGAATAAAAACTTTTGGGTTCATCATGGAAAGGCTTCCAAACTAAGTTGTTTAGTTTGTAATACACTTTAATTTTTGAAATACCATTATCTTCTATCTTATAAGAAATCTTACATAAGCTAAATTTTTTCTCTATACTAACGTCTTCCATATCAAAAGTTTTAGTTACAAACTTTATGTTTGGATTAGTTTCCCTTGCAGGGCTAGTTGATTTCAGATAAAATGCCATTATTCAGATGAGTTTTGTGGAGTAGATGTTGTTGCTGTATTGTTTTGATTTGCGGGGCTACTACCAGAGTTACCTGTAATATTAGAACTAGGGACACTAGCAGGAATCTCAGCCCATAAAAGATGACCATGTCTATCGTTTACAAATCCTGTTTTTAAACTACCGTTATACATCCCATCTGACTCTGAAAAAGAACCTGTATTAAAATCGTAAATCATTGTCTTGTCGTTGTATTTTTGTTCTTTGCATATATGTACTTGATTCCAATATGCGTCATAACCACAGTGAGTTTTTTCACCATGAAAAGATTCCCAAATTGACTTATCAATTATAGAGCCTTGACTGTTGTTTGTAAGGTTGTTTAATTCTGAACCGTTATATAAATATGCTCCGCTTCTAGATACCCAAAACAAACCAAATGGAGTTTCACAAACCTGATTATCATTTTTAATGCCTACATGATGTATAATCTGTTCTATATTTTCTCGTGTCTGTCCATTTTCTAATATCTTAATTCCCATAATAGTTAATGAATTAACTTTAAACTGACACAATTTATTACCCACTACTTTAAGACAAGTAATTTCATCCCCATCATTAACTGTGGCTTCAATAAGATTATCTATACAAAACGTATCATATTTACCAGCTAAAGATTTTACAATACCATCTGGGTACTTATGTATAAGCCCATCGTCTCCTTTTATTGCTATATTGCCGTAATAAGCCCTTCTTTCAAATACACACGCTGTTTTAAACCCAGTTCCTCCTGAATCAAATCCAATAGGTTTGTCCCAGCTAACACCATACTTAGTATAAAAGGTATGAGACACTCCAGTAGGGGGGGCTATGAAGATTGGAGTAGTTGCAATAGGTTGCGTTGTGTTATCTATTTGAGTTACATATTGTTGAATATTTGAACCATCTGTAATATTATGTAAGGCTTGCCATTCTCCTGTTACTGGAGACCTCCAGCCCTTATTTAAGTCTACTTCCATTAATAAGTATAGATTGTTAGGGTCTGTCTTTTTAAACCTTCCCCAAATTTCAATACCGTTTAGTCTTACATTACTTTGTGTAGTTCCATTACCATCTAATAATTGCTTTCCTACACTTAATCCAATGCCTAAAGCACAACCATCTACGACTGTCTGAGAACTTTGATGTTCGTTTCTAAGGTTATTATCTGTATGATACTGCCTAAATCTAGTAGGTTGACTTACATAGCCACCTTCATAAACATAAGTCCAATAAAATTCTACAGTTTCTTGTTTAGTAAACGTCCCCTCTAATTTATCTGTAGCACTTTGAGAGCTGGTAGTTCCGTCAATAAAACAATGCCACATTTTAATACCTTGAGGGTGTGGCATGTAACCTCTTGAAGTATTGGTGTATTTAGGGATGTTTAAGTTAACTGTTTGCTCATCTGTGGTATACTTCATCATACCATGAGCAATATCGCAAATATGAGTAGCTTGACCCGCAATAGCATTTACTCCTATTATATTATTATCTGCGTCATATCCATAAGGAGTTGGAGCCATATCTGCATAATAAAAACCAGCATTTGTAGTTAAGGTAGTATTTTCGTAGGTCTTATCTGAATTAAAATACCCAAACCATTTAGGTTTGTTGTCAGTCATAAATGTTGAATCTGAAACTCTTAAATACCCCTCTGCGTCTACAAAAGACAGTTTAACTGTATTGTCTGTTGTTAGATTAGAAGAACGTAGGTCTATAGGGTAAGTTAACCAATTATCGTTTTCCATTGAGTATACATACGCCTGTGAATGTTCGCCTCCTACAGCTAGTAAATGTTGAAATTTTCTTCCTGCCCCTAAAGTAGAAATAGTTGTCGCTCCTGTTTTAGTCGCTGTTACTTCAAAACCGTAAGGTTGGATTGTATTCAACCCTTGTTGTAATAATCTTCTTCCTACGCCAGCATTTTGAACATGTATCTGATGAGCTAAAGGAATTTTTTGCTCTAACTGCCCAAAAATACCATCTAAAATTTGTTCTTGAGTGTCATTTAAAGAGCTTTGATATGTTATAGCATAATCTGTAGATGAACTTCTTGCAAAATTAGTATAAACTTTAATAGTCGCTCCATAAGTGGCTATCTCATTTGAACTATTTATATTTCCTAAGTCATACTCCCATCTAGAACCTTGACCGTAATAGTCAGTTGTGCTTCTTCTAGGATACACATACATAAATGAACCACCAGCGCTAAAATCTGAAATTTTTTCACTTGATGTAAACGAATGAAAAGGCATAGATGCTTCTGCTGAAAAATCATCCCTATCTCCATTACTGTCTGTTGCAGAAATTACGCTATTATCCCCCATACATTTTAAAGAACCGCTTTTACTAACCAATGTACCACTGAGTTGAATATCTAAATGAGCATATTGCTCCCAATATAAATCAATAGAGTATTTATCTCCAGAACCCCAAGAAGTTCCAGTTAACCCTGTGTGTCTTGTTACGTAGAAAACATTTCCATTATTACCGTAATACATAGGAGTTGTAATTGCATGCGTATTACTACTAAATGTAGTCGTAGGCTCTATTTGTATAGGCTGGTCTGGAGGATAGCTAGAATTTGTTTGCGCTATTGTATAAGCAAGAGCGTCTAAGCAACTAATGGTTCTATAATCAGCTATATCTACAGCTTCAGTATCAGAGCCTCCTGTGCCTATCCTAGCAATTGGATTGCCCTCATTTAAATAATTATCTACTGTTCTAGGAGTAAAGTAAAAATCTAATACAGTATCTCCATCTACTTTAATCTTTAAATCTAATAATGTATCCACATCAGATATCTTAGACATATAAAGTCTTAATCTTGACCGCATAGGTTTTAACCTTTCTGTGGCGGTGGGAGTAGTCACAATATTACTCGCTTGCCCTGAAACCGCTATCTCCATATCTGAGGACCAAGCGTGTATGTTTTTACCACCTTCATCAGGTATATTTGAGTTGATACTGCTTGTGGAAAAAACGTCTGTTTTAGGTATAATTCCGAGCTTCCCTGGTCCCCCAGAAACTAAACCTGTTGATTTAACAAGTTGATTGTCTTGTAAGTTACTAGGGTCTACTCCTGAAGCAATACCGCCACTAAAATCCTTTATGACTTTTGAGGATTTAGCCACGTATTATTTCCCCTGCATACGTTGTAACGCCATCATTAATATCTAACACCACGAGATTAAAGTCTCCGTTTTTAAATATATCTACGATACCTACGTTATGAGTCCAGTTAGTTGGACGACCTTTTAAATAATCTTTACTCATATCCGTTAGACATCCCATTGAATACGCCATGTGGGGTCCTGAGATGTGGGTAATGACTGCTTTTTGGGAGTCATGTGTGTGTCCATAGATGATGTTACATCCCATTTGTAAGGCGTGAGTTCTTGCATGGGCAATTCCAGAGTAGTGTCCTCCGTGATAAGCGTATAATTTGCTCCCGAAAACTCTAAAGACTTCACCGTAGGGATGCCACTCATAGCCACGCTCATCGAATTTGAAAGCTTTTCTAGACCCGTACTTTTCGAGATAAGGATTTTCTTGGACGAAATGGTCGAACCAGAGTTCGTGGTTTCCTTGGGCAAATTGTTTTTTCTTACAGTTGATTTTATCCAAGACTTTATCAATCCTGTTAAGTCCTTTGTTCCCTGCTTTAACTTCTTCTTCAATAAAGGGAAGTTGGTACTCAAGCGGGGGGCGTTTTTTCTTAGACCATTGCCAATGACTGACAGAAGCACCTTCAATCGTATCCCCTATCAGTAAAAAAGCCGTTGGTTCTACGGCTTCTAAAACTTTTAGAGCGCATTTGAATGCCTTTTCGTCTTGATTTGGAAAATGGATATCTGGGAATACTACTACTCTTTCTTTTAGTTTCATTTTTTTTTCCGTAGTTAATCATGCCCTAGTCTTCTTTTAGCTCAAAGTGAACTAAATCATCAAAGGAGTTATCCTTAGTGGTCCTTGCCTCTTTTGCTAAAGAAGAAGATGACCAATCTCCTCCCCAACGTACATTAATACCCATCTTACAGGCTACTCCCAAAACAAAGCCCCCAAGATAATGAAAGTCATCACGAGCGTTCCAGTCAATAGGGTAAGGAGCAATGTCAACAGCCATACCAGATACGTGCTTACCAAACTTAGTTTTTGACTTACCTTCTTTAACCAATTCATTTTGTCTCTCCTGGCTTCGTTTCCCTTCAATTACTGAAATATCAAAGTATTTCACCACTTCATTTAACAAAAGAACTAGGCGACTATCAACGCCCTCCAGTTTCTCTCTAGACTTTCTACTAAACCTAGGCATTACTTACTGCCAAATATCTTAGAGAAAAAACCTTTCTTAGACTTCTTGCCTTTAGACCCACCAATCTTCTTTCCTTTTTTCTTTTTCTTTTTAACATCTTCCATCATTGCATACTGTTCTAGATATTTATTTTCTTCTAGAGGTTGTCCATGCAAAGAAGACATCATGATTAAGGTTACTATCGAATGTGTCATTTAGACCCCCAACTTTTTTTTAATTGCCATTTTAAATATTTCCCAGAGAGCCTCAAATATCTTAGCTTCTGTTTTTTCATTTATCATTGGAATGTTTACAGACTTATTAACTTGAGCAACAATATCCTTTTTTACTGCATCATCTAGGATAAAATCAGCTACTACTTTTCCAAACATTATATACTCCTTTCGTTTCTTATTTTATAATAAAGATATATGATATTCATTATGGCAATCGCTATACCTAGTAAATAAGGTAGCATATCCATAAAGACTATAACTTGACTTGCAAAACTTGTTCCTGATACTTTTAAACTATCCATTATTTACCATTCCCATTCATTCTAGACATAATCCCATCCATCCGTGATAGTTGTTTTTCCATGTCAGACATTGCCTCTATGGTTTGCTCGTAACGCCTATCTCGTACAGAATCTGATTCATTCCATCTAGCAATTAGTTTAATAATCATACCTTCCATATTGGCTATTGTTTCAGACTGACCCTTGTTCTCTACTTCTAAATTTTTAAGAGACTCTTGTTGTCTCTCTGACTTCTTGCTTAAAGAAACAACTAGGTAGACAAACATCACGCCTACTACTCCAATCATTCCAGCTTCTCCGTAAACTGCCATGAAATCCATTATTTCTTTTTCCTTTTCCTCCAAGACAGAGGATTAATGTTAAATTCTTTTTCATAGAATTTTAACTTAGTTTCCATTTCCTCTAATTGTACACTTTCTTCCAGCTTGTGTTTGTCAACAAGATTCCTAATTTCAGCATGAGCATCCAACACTTCTTCTTCAAGGCTTTGTATTCTGCCTTGTATGTCAAGCCAAGCGAAAGTAAGACTAGAAATGAGTACCCCAAGCTGAACCAAAAGCTTCCAGTTAATCGTGATATAAGCGTTATCGTCAATAATCCCAGTGCGATAAGAGCGAGCAGATTTAATCTCCTCATTCACTTCACCTCCCATCCCATTACACTCCAACCACCATCACATGCACCAATGCTTACTGCCAGCGTTAAAGCCAGCAGTAAACACATTAGATGCAAGTTGCTACGCTTGCTCAACTACCTCACCTTCTGGTTCAGGCATTTCTTCGCCTAACTCAGTGTGCAACATAGATAAACAAGCATCGTATCCAATTTGGATTTGTTCGAGGTTAAACCTCATGTTGTTCATCTTGTTTTGTTGGTCTCTCAAATGATGACACAACATCTGTTCTTTATCTTTTAAGTCCTGTATCACAAACTCCTTACCATTAGGTAACGTAATTGTATCAGGCTTTTGTTTTTCTTTTTTCGCCATTGGTTTTCCTTTGTATTTACGCTTCAACTGCTGTCTTGACTTTTGCCATTTCAGCTTCTAAAGCTGTTTTTTGTTTACCTAGATTCACGACTTGTGCATCTATGTTTGCAACTTGATTTTCTAACTGCTTGTAAGAAACAGTAGACTTTACTTTAGCAGGTTGATGTTCTTTCTCGACTAGAGTGTCTTTCCAATCTGAGCTATCAGCAACTGCTTTCTTTGTGAACTTATCAGCCATTTTAATCTCCTAGTTTAGCTTTAAGTGATTCAACTTCGTTTTTTAATTCCTTGATAGATTCTATCAACACTGGAATGATTTGATTGTAATCAACAGATTTAATATCTTCTGTCGTTACAACGCTAGGTAATACAGACTCAACTTCTTGAGCGATAACCCCTAATCTTTGTTCATCGTTTCTAATGTCAGTATAGTTAACACCTCTTATTTGAGATACTTTATCTAATCCATTAGAAATGGTTGTAATGTCTTTTTTTACTGCAATATCTGATGTGACTTGAATATTACCACTAACATAAACTCTATCTTGAAAGTAAACTTTTTTATCTTGCTGAAAACTTGCAACCAAATGTCCGTTGGAGTGAAAGTTTAGCTTATCAGAATCACTTGCATCATTATAAATAGACCAATGAGTTGTGCCATTTTCTTGTAGTCTAATGGTAGCATCGTAGTTAGAACCTGAATTAATTTTAAAAGTTGCATCAGTAGAGTTTTCTACTACAACATCTCCACCAAAAGTCGCTAATCCATCTTTGTCTATTTCAAAAGCTGTTGCATCATTAAAAGATGCTTTAAAAAGAGATGAGCCATTAGCGTTTCCTTTGCTTCCTCTATTGCCATCATTTCTTACCATTAGAATAGAGCCACTAGTAGAATAGTCATCGCCAATAGCGAAATAACCTGCACCACCATTAGCATCTATAGTTCCACCACTATCCCCTTTAACACACAAATTCCAACTAGAGGCGTTAGTTCCATTATTGCCTACTCCCACTTTTCCACTAAATGTTGCTCTTTTAGTAGTACCTTCAAACGCTAAGTAAGGAACTAAAGTATCATTATAAGGAGTAGTATCTGTACCTGCACTACCTATAGCAAAGTTATTTGTTTCGTGCATCCCTGCAAAAAAGTTGTAATATCCATCAGCAGAACCAAAAAATATTTTATGATTCCCACCACCCCCACTTCCTGTATCAATTAATGAAACTTTACTAGGTGCTATAACGCCAGTTTGACTCCCCATATAGAGCCTATTGACTCCTTCAGTTCTTAAATTAAGAGTTCCATAAGTCGCACCTACATTGACTGTTAAAACATTTGCACTTCCTGTAAGAGTATTTTGCGAGTTATTAATCGCTACGTTACCACTAAACGTAGCAACACCTACATCAGAAATATTTAATCTTTCAGTTCCATTTGTAACAAAACCTAAAGCATTATTAGATGGATTCCACAACCCTACATCAGTATCGTCTTTAAAACAAAAAGGCAAACTTGATACTGCTGAACCACTAGGTATTTTAAGAGTATTCGTAGCGTTTAAAGTAACATCTCCACTAATTCCCATTGCTCCTCTAAAATCCCACCCACTTGCAGAGGAATAAGCTCTAATTAATGTTGAGTTATAGTAAGAATAAAGAGCATGGTCAGTATCATTTATGTAGTGTTTATAATAGTTGTCGCTAGAGTTTTTAAGATAAAACTGTGCATTAGCACCCTTTACATGAAGTGTTGAAGCGTTCACATAAACATCGCCATTAAACGTAGAAGTTCCCCCTGCTGAAAATGATACAATTTTATTATCAGCTTGCATATAACTATTAGAACTTGTCTTTCCCCATATTTCTAGCGAGTGACCTTGATTTACTGATGTAGATGTTCTTGCATCTCTAAGTTCAAATGTAGACCCATAAGTATTTGAATAGGATGTACTTCCCATCGCCAACATAACTTCATTATTACCTACAGATTGCAATGTACTTGCACTTACGCCAAGATTTAATTGTGCAGGAAATGTATTTGCAAACCCTCTAATTATTTTTCCACCAATGGTAGTTGTACCATCAGAGGCTACTCTAAATTTTTCTATAGGTCTTGTGCTTCCACTTGTTGACGCTCTAAGAGCGATTAAAAAATCTTGCTTAACATGACCACTGCTGTCTGTTACTTCAGTTGCAAGAATAACATTGGGATATACAGTTGGTCCCGAATAGCCCATTCCAAGTTGTGTTAGAACGTTTGTGTTATTTCCACCAAATATTGATACATCAATATTGTCACCTAAGTCAGACGTATTTGTATGTCCTTGAATAGCTAATTTTGCAGGTCTACTAGCACCATCAATAATTACTTTCCCAGTAAAGCTATTTTGTTCAGAACCACTAGCACCACTTAATTCTAAATTTCTAGAACCTCCAACATTAAACCTCATCACATCATAAGTCTGGTTTGCTGAAAAACTCATGCGATTATTGTTTGAGTCTGCTACAATAGAAAAAGCACTATTGTTAGATTGATGTCCAAACATTAGAGAGCCTTTACTATTGCTTGGAAACAGGATTGACATACCTGGGGTTGCTGAATCTTCAACTATAAGATTATCTGCTTCAGTATGAGCAGTAGCACCTGAACTTGCAGGTTGTATATTTACTTGATTAATATGTGCTTTAGCAAAACTATCACCAGAAGTACCCACTTCCCCTGTGTTAGCAGTTACAGGTCTTAAATTATTATCAAAACAAGTAATCGCATCTCCACCACTATCATACATTAGAATACCTCGTACTCCATCTGTATAAAGTTCTAAATTTCCAGTAGCTTTTAATCCACCATCAATATTAAGGTCGTGTGCGTGAATATTAGAATAAGTGTTGTTTGTGTCTAAAAACTTAAAAGAGTATTCTTGACCACCACCACCTGAATAATATAACCTAGCTACATCACTTCCAGTACCTAACGTAAAAGCACTATTAGAAAGAGCGATGTCTTGCGATGTATTTAACATCATAGTAGTCGCACCACCTGACTGTATTCTTAATGAGTTACTAGCGAGACTGCCTATTATAGCTTCACCTGTATCCCAAGATAAATAACCTTGATTATAAGCTACACCCCAATGAACTTGACCATCTGTATTAATTCTTGTTCTGCCATTCCAATACATCTTACCATCGCCACCAACTTCAATCTTAGATACGCCTTGAGGTCTAAGTTGGATTCCACAGTTGGTAGCAGAATCAAG